TCATTATCCTGTCCAGCACCACTGGCTCCTCTTCTGTGATACAACATAAGGTTTGCACCACTAGCAGCATCATCAGCATCACATTGAAGCTGTAAAGCTTGACCTGTAAGGGTTGTTGTTAAGTGCATTGGATATATCGGATCATTTTCACCAATACCAACTTTATTATTTTTAAGTCGTATTCTTGAAGCCAACGTGCCAGCAGCGCTTGTCATAATATCTAATATGCCATCTTCTGAAGTATTTGTTGTATCTTCTATTGAGGCAACAATACTTGCATAATCGTGAGTATTACCAGCCGCATCCTCACCCCTGTAAACAAGGTTTCCTAGTAAGTCATCTGCTGCTGGTGAAGCTGAGTTCCTAAATAAAACAAGGTCGGGCGCTGAATCGGCATCACCAGAACTGTTTTCAAAAATAATTTGATCAGTCGTGTCTGTACTAAACAAATGCAACTGTGCAGCAGGAGTTCCTGATCCTAATTGAAATCCTGTTGTTGTAAACGATCCAATTAATGCTTGGTTCGCTGATATTCCTATTTCATTACTTGCAACTCTAAAAAAACCTGTAAGTCCAGAATCATCAATAAATCCAACACTAGGTGCAGACACACTTCCACTTGGTATGCCTTTTAATATTGTTGTAAGTTGTATTTTTTTATTTTTATCAGCATTAGCAGCTTCACTGACATCAATTATAGGAAATACATCAGTAGCTACTGGTGCGGTTAATTCAGTAAGTGCTGTAATCTTCCTATCAGCCATTTATTTGTCGGTTGTTGCTTTTATCTTACCTTCTAATTTGTTTAAAAACTCTGTTTGTTTTTTTATATATCCTTGATTTTCAATTATTGGTTGTGAAATTGTATTTATCTGCGATTGCTTTTCATTAATAGCTTTTTGTGCTTCTTCTTGTATTTGTTTAATTTCTTGCTGTAGTAAGGAAACTTTTTTTACATCAATATCATACTGTTCTTTAGCAGTAGCAATATCTTCTTTAATAAGATCAACAGGATTTGTCATGTTTTAAGATGTTTTTTATATATTACTAAGCTGCTTCCAATGCAGCAACTTTACCTATAAGTTCTTGCACAGCAGCTACAAGTAAAGGTACAAGTTTACTTTGATCTATACATTGTGGATCTATTGAACCATCTTTCTTTGTGGCATCTTTTTCTCCAACTACTGATTCTGGTACTACAGCTTGTGCTTCATGTGCAAAAAATCCATCAAATGTTTTTGATGCGTCAGTTTTATAATTAAATCTGTATGGTTTAAGTTGTTTTAATCTTGTTATTCCATCTGATATTAAAACTTCATTTTCTTTTAATCTATAGTCACTAACATCTGTAAATGAACAATTACTACCACTTGTGGTTATTCTTCCGACAACTCCATTACCGTTTATAAACTCACCAACATTTATAGCGGTTGTTGCAGAACCATTTGAATGAAATAAAACGCCTGTGCCACCATTTTTTTCAAAAGCCACACCAGCATTAGATGAACTTGGTAAAGAGGTACAATTAAATAAAAAATGTCCAGACGAATCTATACGCATTCTCTCTGAATTACCAACTGCAAGAACTGTATTTGTTTCTGTTCTTATCACACCATCTGCTGTTGCTGACCCTGATAAAGTATTATCTCCTCCAGAACCTATATATATTCTTTGTGCTCCACTGTTATGAATAGCGATGCCTGAACCATTTGTAGCACTGCCTTCTACAACTAAAGGTCTATAATCAGAAGCATCAGAGCTTTTTACGTGTAAAATACTATTACTTAATGGACTTGATGTACCGATGCCTACTTTTCCATCAGCTGCAACTCTAAATCTTTCACTACTATTAGTATCAAAAATTAAAGGATGATTACTATATGTTCCTATATGTATATCAGCGTCTTGAGCATAAGCTAATAAAGTTACACTGTTAGTAGTATCTATTATTTTTAAAGCTGGTGTTGATGCTGATTCTAAATGTAAAAGATGGGTTGGGCTTGAAGTTCCTAGACCTAATCTTCCTGACGTGTCAACACGCATTTTTTCTGAGCCGTCAATATTAAACCCTATTACTGTGCTTGATTTTTCATTATCTCTATCTGCACTAAATACTAAATCACCACCTCCACCTCTAATTTCAGATTCAGGTGTTCCTGTAGCATCACTATCTGTAAGCCTTATAGTTGGAGTAGTAGATTCTATGTCTAAAGTAACACTAGGAGTAGCACCTATACCAACGTTTCCAGACGAATCAACTCTTAATCTTTCACTACCAGCAGTTTCTATTGTAAAAGTATCTGCTGCAGGAAATCTTATTGCAGTATTTGTATCGCCAGAATGAATTATTTTATCAGTAAGTGTTAAGTCACCAGTTAATGAAATATCTCTTTGTATTGTTCCGTCTAAATTTATTAAATCTACAAATCCATCATTAGCAGCATTACGAATTTTAAGCTTTCCAGCAGTACTATCAGCCCATATACTATATGCAACAGTTGTTGAAGGAGCAGAACCATTACTGTTGTTAGAAAGGATTGCAGCTAAACAGTTATTGAGGTCAGAACGAAAGCTAGCCCCAGATTGGTTTGCTAAATTATAATCATGTGTTGACATTTTCAGTTATACCAATAGATTTGAGAGTTTAGGCACCTTCCGCACCAAAGCCATTAGCTTGATATGCAAATGTGCGGTCAATAGCTGCATTTGAACTATTGAAAAAAGTAATGGAAAATCCAGTTCGACTTTCACTACTAATTACATAATAGTCCCCTGTAGCCATATTACTAGCAGTAATCCCTAATTTAGGAGTTTGGTAAAAGGCTTTACTAAAAGTTACCGCTTTTGCGCCAGCACCGCTAGACATAGAGTTACTTTCTGTTCTATTTTCAAATAGAAGTTCAAAACCCAATTCATCAATGAGTGGAGTCTGATCATTATATTCAGAAGATAAATCTAATTTAAACTGAAAAGTTCTGCCTGTATATCTTCCATGTTCAAGTGGTACAAAATCACCGTAGGTTGTTGAATCTTCTTGATCGAACTTGTTGCCATCCTCTAATAATAAAAATTCACTATTTTCATCTTGTATTTCGTCATCACTTGCAGCATCATTACTTTTTCTAAATTTCAGTATTCCATTCGTTTCATCTGGTAAATCACCATCAAAATCACTCCATTGGTCAATATTTGTTAAATGTAAATCAATAGAGTCATTTGGGTACAGACCTCTCATTTTTAAAATCCTATTGAATTGAACAGTAAATATACCGTCAAGTGCAACAGTATTTTCAAAAAAATATTCACCTGAATTTTTTAGCGTATTACCAAAATCTATATTTTGCAGATAGCCTTGTTCAAAATCAGCTATGTCGTCTATAAGATCCGTTGTAGTTAGAACTAGGGCATCAAATTCATCTGAATATAAACAGTCATTACGTTGACCAGCAAAAGGTGCTGCTCCTTGATCTTCTCTTGTTGTCTGAACTAATAATTTTGGTAATTCATCGGGTAAATTTATGACAGCACTTGTAGCATTTGCAGATTTATTATTTTCTTTATCTTTAAATTTAACTAAATATTCTCCATTCATTAATGGAACAATTAAATAATCAGTAACAGCAGCAACTTCTCTAAGCAAACTACTATCTGGCCAAACACCAGTACCATCTGTTAAAGCTGAATGTCTAATTATTGCAACTAATTCTTCTTTATTACCTGTATAAGTTGTAGGAATATTCCATTTAACAATCGCTTCATTTTTTGTTGTAGCTTCTACAGATACATTTGTAGGGTCTGGTGGTAATAATACTGTTGGAACAACAGGCGAAGTTGTAGATGGAATAGATGCTTTTGGTATTGTTATTGTTGTTTGTGAAAAAGCTGATGTTTTATCATTAGGAGCAATTCCAACAGAAGCAACTCTAAAAGTGACTTGTGCATTAGGTAATAAATTATCTATTTCAAAACTTGTTTTAGTTGTTCTGGTACTTATAAAATCACCGTTACCAATTTGATATTCAACAAGAAAACTTACACTAGAGCCATTTGTACCTCTTGACCAACTAAAAATTGCTTTACTAGACATGGTTAAACTGTGTTAGTGACAATTACTGTATGTTGTAAATTGACAGGAGGTGTCGGAGTTTCATCAAATGCAGTAATATCGGTAAAATCTAATTTTGTATTGAGATCAGCGATTCTATAAATTGAATCATTAAACTGCACTCCTTCTATTGTGTAAGTCCCATCATTATTATCTATCACATCAATACATCTAAATTTTTGAGCTTGTACTGTACTTCTCTCTATGATATAAACAGAATTTTGTAACGGTGCTGAAGATGGTGCTGTATTACTAACCACTTGTATTCTTCCATCAGTTGTAATCGCATTAATCGCACATTTAGCAACTGTTCCATCAGCTAAAGTCAGACTTATAAAATCTGTAGAAGAATCTATGCTAGTTAAAACAGTGGTGTAATCTTGATCTACGACAATATGAGAAGTAGTTGAACCAGAGCCTACACGACCAGCTAATCTAGTTCCAGCCCTCATTTCATCAGCTATTGCAAAAACTTGGCTAGGTAACACAGCCAAACCATCTAGACCTGTTTTAAAAATTACAACATCTGCATCTAGCTCTTCACTTTTCAACATCCAAGTTCCTAATCTTTCTGCCTGATATTTAGAAGAACAACCAAAAGCAACTAAATCCTTTGTCTGATAACCATATTTAGTAATCAACTCATAATCTTCGACAACAACCACATTAGGTTTGTATAAATTATCTGGGTCGTTATATCTTACTCTTATTGAAGTTGATCTTGTTTTTAAAGACGATCCAGAATAATTAAATACACCATCAATAACATTTGCATTATTATAAATATGAACAGGGTCAACATCTTCGTCAGGATCTAAATTACCATGATCTGCTCCTACATTAACGGTATTGGCTGCCCAATATGTCATACCCCTAAATGTGCTAGCAAGGTTTTGTAAGACCTTGTATGCGTCATTTTGTGCGCCTATGACAGTGTTTATAGCAAATCTTGGCTCTTTACCTTCTAAAGTATCTACTTGATAATTTGCATATTGAGCAAGTGGATATAAATCAACCCAACTTGTATTTGCTTCTTTAATAAAATCCCCTGCCCCATGTTTTGTACTTGTGAGCATATCGTAGAAAATACAAACAGGACAAGTTGTCCAGCGTTTTAAAATGTTACCATCTTCATCTTGTAAGAGACTTCCATCAAACGCTCCATTAAATTCTAAACTCCCATCATCTCTTACAGTTGCGTTGTGGGGGATAGCTACTTTTAATCCTTTTATTAAATATGCTCTTGTGGGTAAAGATGAAAAGGCTTCTGTTGATATAGATAAACCTACACAAGCTGTATATGGATAACGACTTTTAAAATCTTGTCTTTCAATCATTGATGTAAGAAACACTCTATTTCCTCTAGTACCTTCCAATGCTGTATCTTTAGGTATATCTTCAAAATCAGTGTTCTTTACTTCATAATCTTCTTCACCAGTCTGTCCTTTTATTTTGTCTGAAGTAATTTTTCTAATTCTTATTGTAAAAGGTGCTTGAAGCTCATTACCTTCAGCATCTTCTGTTAAATCTATTGGTGGTGTTTTAAATTGATATTCGGAAGTTGAAATACCTTCAAAAGTTTCATCAAATACTACATTAAATCCAGTACCTTTTGATTTCAAACGAATTTCTATTCTTACTTTTGCATTAAAAAGTTGTCCTCTTGCAATACCTTCCATTGCAGTGCAAAACAATGATGGAATTGTAAACAAAAATTCTACGGATGTTGTCTGTGAATCTGTTATTTGTATTATCTTTTTACCTGCACCATAATTTCTTTCTGTTACTTTATTTTTATCATTTACAGTTTCACTGTAATTTTCTCCTATCTCTTCTGAAATGTTAGTTAAATTTGATGCACCACCTGTTTGATAATCTTTTAATTGTGCTTGAGTTCTTGTCCCTTCTCTTAACTCAAATTTAAAATGTTTTTTAGGAACATTTGCAGCTTTTTTGTTAGGACTTTTTACTGGTGTTTCATTTAAAAATATACCTTTTTTTCCTCCAACAATACCCTCAATTTGTCCTTCACATAAAAGATCAACAACTTTAATAACTGACGTTGAATTTAAAGGCATAATTACTTCTTTTTCAAGTTATATCCTACTTGTTTTATAATAAGAGATGCTTTATCAAAAGCCACTCCAGTATCAATAATTTCTATAGACACTTTATAGTTATCTTTACCTGATATTTTTTGATAAGGTAGTTTTGCAATATAACTGTAATCTTGGTTTTTTGTAGTTAACCCTTGAATAGTTGATTGGCTGTTTAAAACTAAAGTACCTTCACTTTTTTCTTTTATCTTTATTGCATAAGTAATAAACCCATCAATTCTTGTTGTTCCTTCTTCTCCTACAAAATCAAGTAAACCACTAACTTGAAAAAGTATTTGAAATCTTTTTACATTAGTATTTCCAGTTGATTCTCCTACTATATCTACAATATGTTGTTCTTTTTCTTCTTCTAAATCTATTACCTTATCAGAAGTTAAATATCTTTCTGTTCCTTTAGCATTACTAGTTGTGCCATTATATCTTCTTGCCGTAATTCCTCCAGCATTTGTATATTTACCTTCTAATTTTTCTCCATTAAAACGGACAGAATTTAAATTAGGTGGCCTAATATATGTCATTAAAGGGTTTGCATCATGTGCTATTTCTATATCTGTACTTAAAATATGACCACCAACTAAAGCTTTTCCATAAACAACAGGAATAGTTTTACCAATACCTACAGTATTTGCTGCTCCTGTATAACCATAACTTTCCGAACCATTAGACCCTCTTGTAATACCACCAGCACCACCAGTAAAACCTGATAAAGGTGCTTGCATATCAAAATCAGGTAATTGTGGTTGTGGGGAAATCATATCTGAAACTCCCATAAGAATAAGACCTACTCCTAACTTGCCTATAATTCCAGCACCAGCAAAGCCACCAGCAGCAAAGCCACCAGTTCCAACAGCACTTAAACCAGCCCCAATTTTACTAAAAAATCCTGTAGCACCAGCAGCACCACCAGCAGAAAGGACAACCAAACCTACCATTGCAGCACCAGCTAATGCTTTACCTACACCACCACTTCCAGAAATAACAGGTGTGATAACTAAATCATTTTGTCCTAAAGGCAAAACTAAATCTTCATAATCTAAAAACTCACCAGCTTGCACAACTGTAAAACCTATCCCATCTTCATGAGCAGTAGCAAAATATTTTTTTAAGTCAGGATAATTTATATAAAGTAACTTCAATGCTTCACTAGGTGATCTCAAATTATGATACACATGAGTTTTACCCCATCTCTCACCTAATTCATCTAGCAGCAGAATCTTATGCTGCATATCTAAAACACCCTACAGTTCTTTTTCTATAATAATGGTTAAAGTACTCTGAACAACTCACAGACTCAAATTTTTGATGTAGTATCATATCATTTTTTAAAAGAACAGCACCGTGCATTGGTTCTTTTGTCCATATCTTCATTATCAAGACATCATTAGGCTCTCTTTCGTTTATATCTACTTCTTTAAAATTTAGTTTACTTGCATCACTAAGAAAAATACTTTTACAAGTTTCAAAACTTTTGGGACGTTCATAATCAGGTAACTTTATTCCAA